CTTTCACAGCTAATGGTTGTTTAATTTATAACTCTTCACAGTCTGACAAAGCTGTTGCTGTTATCGCATTCGGTGGTGATAAAACAGTATCAAGGGGAACATTTACAATTCACTTTCCAACAGCAGACGCATCTAACGCGATCATTCGTATAGCATAAGGAGGCCATCCTTATGGCATCTACCTGGGGTTCAAGCACTTGGGGTTCTAATTCATGGAACTCTAACGTTGTAACTATTTCTGTAACAGGTGTATCTTCAAATTCTTCTGTAGGATCTGTTGACGCTTTTCCTGAACAAGGTTGGGGCTCTGATGCTTGGGGTGTAGAAAACTGGGGTGCCTCTGGTTTAACAGTAGAAGTAACCGGTGTATCTTCAACTGCTAGCACTGGAGATATCGCTGCTTTTGCCGAACAAGGTTGGGGTAGAGATGCATGGGGAGTAGAACCATGGGGAGAAAGTTTTGATCCTGTAGTAACTTTAGATGGTCAAGAAATGACCAGTTCTGTTGGAGATCCTAAATCATTTAACGAAACAGGTTGGGGTAGATTAGCATATGGAGAAGCTGATTGGGGTGAAGGAGCAGATGAATTAGTAACTCCTACAGGAGTATCTGCAACAACTTCTATTGGCTCTGTTGTAACAGAAGTTGCATATTTAGTATCTTTAGGAAACCGTCCTCAAGATGGAATGTTAATCAACTATGGTGATGTTGATTTTGAAATAGGTCAGGTATTAGATGGACAACAAGCAGACTTTGCTACACCTGTCTTAGAATATTCAGGAACATTAGTTGGTTGGGGAAGAGATGAATGGGGTGAGAATGCCTGGGGCGATTCTCCAAACAAAGTAGTTAATTTAGTAGGTCTACAAGCTACTTCAAGTCTTGGAACACCTGTACAAGAATTTGCATATGAATTAAGTGGTCAGTCAGTAACTTCTAGTTTGGGAGATATTGGTTTTGTAATTAGTCCTACTCAAACTTTAGATGGTCAAGAATCTACTGCAAGTGTCGGTTCACCTACATTAGAGTTTGCTTATACTTTATCAGGTCAAGCAGGAACTTCATCCGTTGGTTCACCTACATTAGAGTTTGCATATGAATTAGACAGTCAATCTTCTACATCATCTGTAGGTTCTTTAGAAGTTGGAAATATAGAACTTGTAGATCTTACGGGGGTATCATCAACAAGTTCAGTAGGATCTTTTGATGTTGATGATTTAAGTATAGGAATAACAGGACAATCTTCAACTACAAGCGTTGGTTCATTTAATATTGCGGATATAGTTCAAGGATTAAGTCTAAATCAAATAACATCTTCAGAAGGATTAATAGGAGTATTAGCTTACAAAGACGTTCCTACGGGAAGTAATACTAATTATACAGACGTCGCAACAGGTAACAATTCTAGTATAACAGCAGTTGACACTGGTTCAAATACATCGTATAACCCTGTATCAACCGGCAATAATACATCAATTTCAGATGTTGCAACCGGATCAAATACAAGTTATACTGACGTGGCATAGGAGATAAAAATTATGGCATCAACATATTCTTCTGATTTAAAATTAGAACTAATGGCTACTGGTGAAAATGCCGGTACATGGGGAACAAAAACTAATAATAATTTAAATCTTGCTCAACAAGCGATAGCAGGTTATGAAGCAATCGATGTAGCATCAGCAGATGTTGCTCTTGCTATGAGTGATGCAACAATTTCTAACGCGAGAAATGCTACAATAAAATTAACTGGAACTTTAGCAGCGAATAGAACTGTTACGTGTCCAGACAGTATTGAAAAAGTTTACAACATAATAGATGGAACTGATCACGCAGGATACACATTAACTTTTAAAACAGCAAGTGGAACTGGAGTTTTACTTTGTGAAGGTAATTGTTATGTTTTATATGCAGATGGAACTAATGTTGTTAAAGCAAATGAATATAGAAAATGGAGAACTGTTTCAGCAGCTGAAACTGTTCAAGCAGGTGCAAAATTATTTGTAGATACAAACGGTGGTGCTGTAACAATTACACTACCAGCGTCACCAGCAGAAGGTGACGAAGTACATTTTGTAGATTCAAGATATACGTTTGATTCTAACGCATTGACTGTTGGAAGAAATGGATCTAAAATAGCTAACACTTCAGCAGACTTAGTAGTAAACACTGAGGGTGCAGGATTTGGATTAGTTTATTCTGGCTCAAACGTAGGATGGACTTACACGGAGAAATAATATGGCAAATTACGAAGCAACTAAATATAATTTTGATGGATCAGACCTTACAGGTATTGAAGGAATTCCTACAGGAACAATTGTTCCATGGACGGATTCTTCCATACCATCAGGTTTCTTAGAGTGTGATGGCTCAAATGTTTCAAGATCAACTTACTCTGCATTATTTGCAGTCATAGGAACAACTTATGGTTCTGGAGATGGCTCATCTACTTTTGGATTACCAGACTTACAAGATAACGTAGCAGTTGGAAAATCTAATAATAAATCTCTTGCATCAACTGGTGGAGCAGAGAACGCAGCTACTGCTAACGCAACTTTATCAGAATCGCAACTTGCTGCTCACACACACAATATGCCTACACATGGACCACACAGTAACGTACCTAGAAAAATTTTAACGTATGGACCCGATGGAAGATACACTCCTCAACAAAATACAGGTAATACTGGTTCAGGTAGTGGACATCAACATAACACTTCAGTGTTACAACCATATATAGCATTAATTTACGTGATAAAAACTTAGGAGATAACATGGCATCAAAAGGAAAATGGGTAGTTGTATTTGAAGACAAAAACATAATTAAAAATTATGATGAAGGAGCTGATATTGGAATTGGATATAAAATTTTAGATGATGATGCTTTTTGGAACGATACAAAGTTTAATAATATTTGGGCTCTTCAATATGGAACATCTGTTTCTACAGATGAAGTAGAGTATAGAGACACGACTCCTCACACAACTTATGCTGATGCTAATCTTGGAGCAATAAGTCAGTTTACTTCTAAGTGGGATGCAAAACATTTAGCAAAATTACAAGCTGATTGGGATGCAGATGGAAGAGATGAATCTGAAAAAGGTGCAAGACCTACCTCTTATACTTCTACTGCAGTATAATCTTCTATAAATAAAGTAGACGTATATCTTTTCAAATTAGGTACTTTACTCGCATGTTGAGAATGTATTTTATTTGATGGAAACCATATTGCTCTATTCTCTCTAAATCCAACATGTGTATCTAAAACACAATTTTCTTCTGTGCCTTCGTAAAAAACAGTTCCATTAGTAACTGCAGTTGGTCCTGATATCATAATTAAAATATTAATTTTCGCTGGAGTTCTATGATCGGTGTGTGGTTTAAAATGATCTAAATTTCTTAAATCTATTCCAGAGCTTTCATTAATCTTGTCTATTTTTACTTTAAATTTAATTTCTGCTTGTTTTTTAAATAAATCAAATAATTCAGGGTTGTTTTGTAATAAATATCTATTACCATAATGGCTCATTTTATTTCTTACTTTTGATCCATCGAAATATTTAGGAGTATAGAACGCGTAGTTTAAAGCAAAGTCTTTAACTTTTTCTAGATCTTCTTTTTTAAAGAAATCATTTATAATTTTAATCATTATCTTAACATCATCCAAGAAGTTAAGATATATTTTTCACCAGACAAAGGTGAATTTCCTCTATGTACATAAGGAAAACCAGCAGGCCAAATAACTATTCTACCTGTTTTAGGTTTTACTCTTTTTGAAAAATGTAGAAATTCTGTTTCTCCGCCATCTTCTACATCATTTAAATATATAGAAAATACAAATGCTCTAGGTTCATTATGAAAACCTTTATTATGTTCTATGTGCCATATATGATAACCTTCCGTGGGTAATGTTTTTTGAATTTTTAAATTAGTAAAATGAAAAGGAGTTCCATACGCTTTTTCAGCGCCAACATTAAGAACATAATTTTTCCACGCTAAATCATAATTTGC